ACGAAAGTGTGGAGTAAAATCAACTGCCCACACAGTGCGGGGTTCTTTCGGACAAGGGGCGAGGGGAACCCCGCCCTTGGGTTCTACGACGACTTTCTCTTCCACGACACCACGACGGGTGATGGATACGGGAAGTTGACGGAGCACGGGGCGACCGTCGCGCAAATTGCCAGCGAGGCGACGGCTCCGGGCATCGTCCGGCTTATGGCAGACGCCGACAACGAGGAGGCTACCCTTCAGTTGGGTAATATCCTCGACGTGGGTGCGTTCCGCTTGCAGAAGGACTTCGCCTTCGAGGCACGTATCCGCGTGAACGCTGCTGCCATCGTGGCCACCGACTACGGGTTCTTCGTGGGGATGGCGACCGGAGGTGCGAGCGGTTGCTGCGTGACGGAGCAGTTGTTCGCGGCCGATGCCATTTATGGTACGGCGAACCTCGTGGGCTTCCAGAGCCTTGCGGCTGAAAGCACTGCCTTGGATGGTATGTACCAGGCCAGCGGGCAGACGAAGGTGGATGGGGCGGTCGACACCGACCTGGACACCGTAGAGACCCTGGTGGCTGCCACCTGGGTTAAGGTCGGGTTCAACTTCAGGGCGGCCCGACCTCGCCGGCTGGAGTGGTTCGTGAACGGCATCAAGGAAGGGGAGATCCTTGAGACCGCCGTGACGGCGGCGGCGTTCCCCGATGCGGACGCGGCGTTCATGCAGCCGACTATCGGTATTCGTGGTGCCACTTCCTCTGGCGCAGCGAACCTCGACATCGACTGGTGGGCTTGCGCCCAGTTGTATTAAGCCTTGGGACCACCGGGGGCGGGTTCGCGCCCGCCCCCGGTTTCCTTTGACTGGAGGTTCCTATGGCTACGATCAGCGTCTACCAGTATTTCACGGTCGAAATTGACGGCCGTACTCTGTCGGGCGGGTCGCTCACGGTCCCCACAAGCATCACGCTTGGCGACAACGAGGCGGTCGACCAGACCTTCAAGCTCGCTGCGCAGACGGCGATGAAGATATGGGACAAGACTGAAAACGAGGCGATGGGGGACTTCGACTTCCTGTGGTTGGAGTCCGATCTTGATGTATTGGTGCAATTTACTACGGACGCTGGGGGCGACGACGAATACTTCGTCAAAAAACTGAAGGGCTCTGGGACAGCGGGAATTATGGGGACAGCGTTGGTGCTGGGGTCGGATGTTGCCCACCAGTTCGACGGGGCCGTAGATGTGTTTGACGGGACGGAAGACACCATCGACGAGATTTGGGTCTATTCCGAACATGCGACGAACACACCTCGTGTGCGACTCGTGGTGGCAACGTAGGAGGCTTCCCGATGGAAATGACCGTCAGCTATACCAGCCTCCTTGAAAGGGTCGGTCGCAAGATGTTTGGAAATCGCTCGGGATTCTCGGACAGCGAGACGAGCGACATTGACGATGCAATCGAAGACGGGCTGAAGCGGGTCTATGCTGCACATGACTGGAGTTTCTTTCGCCCGGAAGTGCCCGTTACGACGGTGGACGGCCAGGCGGTGTACGACTTGCCGTTGGGTTACGAGAGCATCGAAAGCAAAATGTACTACCCTCTGGGCGAAGATACGTTTTATCCGCCCGTGGAGGAGCGAAGCGATGGCCAGATTCGTCGCTGGCAGCAGCGGGACGACGAAGAGGACCGTCCGTTGTTCTTCTGTGTGCGTGTAGTGGAGTTTGACCCCAAGGTAGGGTCACGCAAAAAGCTCGTTCTGTACCCGACACCAGACGCACAGTACACGCTCTATGCGCAGATGACGCTGCGTGCGGTGCCCATCAACGCTGATGATCCATACCCCGTGGGCGGCGAAACGCTTGCGGCGGTCATCACGGCGGCGTGCTTGGCGGCATCAGCAAACAACCTGGACGATGCGGAAGACGTTGACGAGATGCGATATCGCGAATTACTGCCGATGGCGATTCGGGCGGACCAGGAACGGAGTTCACCGACAACATTGGGCCCCGACAATCCACGCGCCGCTAGGCACAGCGTGTCGAGCGAATGGTTGCGAGCGGCTCGAATAGGCACGCCAAGTCTTGACGGAGTTGAATTATGATTTTTGAAGGAGAAAGCCAATGGCTTGGAACAAACTAGACAAGTTTGGCCTGTTTTCACTGACGGCCACCACCGAAATCACGCTGGAACTGAATCCGATGTATGCCTACAAATTCACGCACCTGGGCGTGGATTCCGCCGGCAACGACGATGCTCAGTCTGCTTTGTCGGCTTGGTTCTCGACGACGAGTGCGACGATAACCGCCGACACTACCGTGGAAGACGACAAGGTGTGGATTGCAGATGGCGGAAACGAAACCATCGGGCCTGGCATCGAAAAGCTGTACGTCGTATCGACGGCTGGTGCCGACGCTGCAATTCAGATTGTCCGACAATATACCGCCACTCCGTGGTAGACGAAAGAGTCACACAAGCGTTTTTTACCTTCAGCCAAGCACGTTGTCTTGGCCAACTTTCACAAGGAGTAGACCATGTCTGCACACCGAACCCTCAAAGACCTGTTCAAAGCGTTCGCCCCCACCATCGGCCCTGGTCTGCTCAGAGACCCTGACAGCGCGGGAACCATCACAGCCGGGAAGGATCGGCAGATTTGTCTTGTTGTGACAGCGGCAGCCGAAGCTCGCACATTGGCCCAGCCTGATCGAGCGGGCATCATCACTACGGTGGCGCTCGACACGGATGGCGGCGACCTGACGCTGACCGTGACGGGCGGCTACAACAACGCTGGCAACACCACGCTCGTTTTGGATGCGGCTGGTGATTTCTTGACGTTCCTGTCGATCAAAGTAGGCACGTCTTATGTCTGGCGCTTACTTGGTTCAGAAGGTGGAGCACAAGGCCCATCGCCTTCCAGTTCGCCATCCGCATCGGCCTCCAGTTCGCCATCCAGTTCCGCGTCCGCGACGTAATCATGGACTTGACCATTGTCTACCTCACCGTAAACCAGATGCCGTACAGGTGGGAGCAATTCCACCTCGGGCACCTGTTACGCGCGGTAGAGGATCGGCCGATGGTGGTCATTTCCGCGGAACCTATGGAGATCATGCACCCCAACGCCAAGGCGAGGCCGGACACTGAATATCTCATCCAGTCCGGCCTGCCTTCGGCGTGGAATGTGTATGTGCAATTGCTCCGGGGGGCAAGGCTGGCTAATACGAAATACGTTGCCGTGGCGGAAGACGATACCCTTTATACGCAAAGACACTTCAGTGACTTTCGCCCGCCGGATGATGCGGTGGCCTACGATATGTCACGATGGTCTGTGTTTTCGTGGCAGGAACAGCCGCGTTTTTCGGCTATCCGTCGACACGGCAACTTTACCATGATTGGGCCTCGTCAGTTGGTGATTGATGCTTTGGAGGAGCGGGAGGCGAAGTACCCAAAGGGGCGTGGCTATGCAGGCGAGATCGGTCGGCCAGTCGTGGAGCGGCACTTGCGAGTAACCCGCCGTAAGCTAGTGGAATGGTACTGCACCGATCCAATCGTCAACCTGTGCCATCCCAACGGGCTGTCGCCGACATACACCGGACGAACGGGGCTTGAGCGTAAGCCTGGCGAATTGAAAGCCTGGGAGATCCCACATTGGGGCAAGGCTGCTGACATTGCTGCGGTCTACAACAAAGGAGTAGCGGAGGAACAACATGCCCAGGCTGGCTGACGTAATCGACAAGTATTTCATCATCAGGTCGGGTGGAGACAACATGCCGATCCTGGCGAGGCAGCGAGAGGGTGGTGGGCGTCTTGCCCTGGCGCTCCTGATGAACGATCTTGGGTTCAGCCGTGGAGTGGAAATAGGAGTCAATCACGCCAAGTCTGCGGAAATGTGGTGTCAATATATTCCTGGTCTGGAACTGACTGCAATAGATCCGTACATCGTCTACGGACATAGGCGGTCGCAGGAGAAACAAGACGCTATTTGCGAGGAGGCCCGACAGAAACTTGCGGCGCACGGGGCAAAACTGCTTCGGGCGAAGAGCGCTGACGTGGCAAGTTCATTCGAGGACGAATCACTGGATTTTGTTCATATCGACGGCAATCATACGTTCGATTTTGCCGTCATGGACATCGTTCAATACGTGCCAAAGGTCCGAAAAGGCGGGCTAGTTATCGTCCACGACTACTGCAACTTCCAATGGTCTGGCGTGACCCAAGCAGTCGATGGCTACACGCATTGTCACGACATCCGCCCGTGGTACGTCACAAAAGGAAGGGAGCCGACCGTGTTTTGGGAGAGGGGGGCAGAGCGGGGATGAGACAAGACGAGATTGCCTACATCAAGAGTTGCCGACCGCAGATTGATGTTCTGGGGATGTGGGTCTATTTACCGAATGCCAGGACTGGTTCAACTAGCATCACGGGAGATGTACTGGATCGTCGCGTCATCATGCACCACCGCGGCAGACGCAATTGGGAGCGTGTCTGGAAGATGGTGATTGAACCGAACATAGATGAAGCGTCGTGCTTTGCGACTGTTCGCAACCCCTGGGAGAGAGTTGTATCGGCGTGGAGCATACTGCGGCAGCGAGGACGGATCAGGGCATCGTCTTCGGATGAACGTCATTCGTTTCGAGAATTCGTTCGAGACGGTGGATTGATAGCCCAGGAATGGCAGCACTTTTTCGCCCCCCAGTCTTCCAGTTTCATGCTCGACGAAAAACCGATTGAAAGTGTGTTCGTCCTGCGGTACGAAACACTGGCAATTGACTGGAGACTGGTTGCCCGGGAAATCGACGCCAACATGACGCTACCGCAGCACAACAGTTCGAGCCACTTGGATTACCCGGCATACTACGATGATGACTGCATGAAGATAGTCGAGAAGTTGTACGCCCCGGAAATTTACGCCCTCGGA